GTCAATATTGCCCCACGACACGGCAAATCTGAACTCATATCCTATCTTGCGCCCGCATGGTTCTTGGGTAAGTACCCCCAGAAAAAGATCATCATGTCGTCTCATACGGCGGACCTCGCCGTTAACTTTGGACGACGCGTGCGTAACCTCGTTGGATCGGAAAATTATAGGGACATATTCCCACAGATAGAACTGCAAGCTGACAGTAAATCTGCATCACGATGGGGGACGAACTTTAATGGCGAATACTTTGCGATTGGTGTGGGCGGCGCGCTTGCTGGCCGGGGTGCGGACTTATTTATCATTGATGACCCTCACTCTGAACAAGAAGCTAAAACTGGACGCCCAGACGTGTTCTTGCCTGCTTGGGAGTGGTTCCAGTCTGGCCCTCTGCAGCGTCTTATGCCGGGAGGCGCTATTGTTGTTGTGATGACTCGCTGGAGTAAGCTGGACCTGACAGGCCAGATTGTTACTCAGATGAACCGCGATGAGGGCGTGGATAAGTGGGAAGTGATTGAGTTCCCAGCTATTAAAGAAGATGGGGAAGCACTGTGGCCCGAGTTCTGGCCTGTGGAGGAGTTGCTGGCTAAGAAGGCTGCGTTGGATGTGCGCTACTGGAATGCCCAGTACATGCAGAACCCTGTCTCAGAAGAGGGTGCGCTAATTAAAAGGGAGTGGTGGAAAATTTGGGACAAAGAAGACCCTCCCGTTTGTGACTTCACTATTATGAGTCTGGATGCGGCGCAAGAATCCAACAACCGGGCAGACTATAACGCTTTGACTACATGGGGTGTGTTCTTCAACGATGAGACCAATAACTTTGCCATCATACTGCTTAATGCCATAAAGAAGCGCATGGAGTACCCAGACCTCAAGAAGATGGTGCTGGAGGAGTACAAGGAGTGGCAACCCGATGCGTTCATGGTGGAGAAGAAGTCCAACGGCTCTGCTCTATATCAAGAGTTCCGCAGGATGGGCGTGCCTGTAGGGGAGTTTACCCCCGGCAAGGGACAGGATAAAATCGCTCGGGTCAATGCAGTGAGCGACTTGTTTGCATCTGGGATAGTATGGGCACCGGATCGCAGGTGGGCCAAGGAAGTTATAGAAGAGTGCAATGACTTCCCTAGTGGCGCAAACGACGACTTGGTGGACTCAACTACATTAGCTCTACTGAGATTTAGACAGGGCGGGTTTCTACGGCTTCCTTCGGATGAACCGGAGGATGACTTTCTGTATAAGTTCCGCAAAAAAGCAGCGTATTACTAAGGATACACAATGGCTACAAATATAGACAAGGCACTGTACGAAGCCCCGAAAGGTTTAGCGCAGCTTGGTGAGGAAGAAGAGCCGATTGAGATTACTATCTTCGACCCAGAGGCCGTGGATATCGAGGGTCCGGGCTTCTCTATGCACATGGAGCAGTCCGAGGAAGATGATGAGTTTGATAGTAACCTAGCTGAGGAGATGAGTGAGGGAGACCTGACTCAGTTGGCAGGGGACCTTATTCAGGACTACGAGGCTGACATCTCTAGCCGCAAGGACTGGATACAAACGTATGTAGATGGCTTGCAGTTGCTTGGCTTGAGGCTTGAAGAACGCATGGAGCCGTGGCCCGGTGCTTGTGGTGTCTTCCATCCCTTGCTGGCAGAGGCTGTGGTTAAGTTCCAAGCTGAAACCATGATGGCTACGTTCCCGGCGGCTGGCCCGGTGAAGACGCAAATTATCGGTAAAGAAACTGCTGATACAAAGGCGGCGGCTGAACGGGTTCAGGATGACATGAACTATCAGTTGACTGACGTAATGCTTGAGTATCGGCCTGAGCATGAGCGCATGCTCTGGGGACTAGGACTGGCTGGCAATGCGTTCAAGAAGGTGTACTTTGACCCTAGCCTAAATCGTCAGGTGTCTATGTACGTCCCTGCTGAGGATGTAGTTGTGCCGTATGGGGCGTCTAACTTAGAGTCTGCAGAGCGTGTTACCCATGTGATGCGTAAGACCAAGAATGAGCTACGCCGCTTGCAGCATGATGGGTTCTACCGCGAGGTTGATCTAGGGGACCCTATTAATGTCATGGATGACGTTGAGAAGAAGATTGCGGAGAAGCTTGGCTTCCGCGCTACTCAAGACAATCGTTACAAGATGTTAGAGATGCAAGTAGACCTCGATCTCAAGGGCTATGAGCATAAAGATGAGGACGGCGAAAAGACTGGGATTGCTCTGCCTTATGTAGTTACTATGGAGAAGGGTACAGGGGAAATCTTAGCTATCCGCCGTAACTGGAGGCCTGAAGATGAAACGAATCAGAAGCGCGCTCACTTTGTCCACTATCCATACATTCCGGGATTTGGGTTCTATGCTTTTGGTCTTATTCACCTTATTGGCGCTTACTCCAAGTCTAGTACCAGTATTCTTCGGCAGCTTGTTGACGCAGGCACTCTCTCTAACTTACCCGGTGGTTTCAAAACTCGTGGGCTGCGTACAAAGGGTGATGACACGCCTATCTCTCCGGGGGAGTTCCGTGATGTAGATGTGCCCAGTGGCACTATCAGGGATAACCTGATGGCGCTGCCGTACAAAGAGCCTAGCCAAGTGTTGATGGCCTTGTTGGGGCAGATGATTCAGGAAGGTCGTAGCTTTGCAGGTTCGCTAGACTTGAACGCATCGGACATGTCGGCTCAGGCTCCAGTGGGCACTACTCTGGCTATTCTTGAGCGTAGCTTGAAGACGATGAGTGCCATACAGGCTCGCGTCCACTATGCGATGAAGCAAGAGTTTCGCTTGCTTAAAGAGATCATCCGTGACTACACCCCTGCTGACTATAGCTATGACCCAGAAGAAGGGGACCGCAGGGCTAAGCAGTCGGACTATGACTTGGTGGAAGTTATTCCTGTCAGCGACCCCAATGCCACCACTATGGCTCAGAAGGTTGTTCAGTATCAGGCGGCTCTACAGCTAGCACAGACTGCGCCTCAGTTGTATGACCTTCCGGTATTACATCGTCAGATGTTAGATGTCTTAGGCATCAAGAACTACCAGAAGCTCGTGCCTGTTGAGGATGACATGAAGCCGCGCGACCCAGTGACGGAGAACATGAACATCCTCAAGAACAAGCCTGTCAAGGCGTTCTTGTATCAGGACCACAAGGCTCACATCGCGGTTCATATGGCTATGGCGCAAGACCCACATATCCAGCAGTTGATCGGCCAGAATCCACAGATGGCACAGTCAATCATGGCTGCGGGCGCTGCTCACGTGGCGGACCACTTAGGTATGGAGATGCGCAAGCAGATGGAGCAAGCTATGGGTCAACCGTTGCCTGCTTACGAGGATGATGAAGATGAGATGATGATGTCTCCAGAGATGGAGGTGCGTGTGTCTCAGATGGCAGCGCAGGCATCGCAGCAGCTACTTCAACAGCATCAGCAAGAAGCTCAACAGCAGAAGAATCAGCAACAGTCGCAAGACCCTCTCATCCAACTGCAACAGCAAGAACTTCAGATTAAGCAGGGCGAACTGCAACGCAAGCAAGCTAAAGATCAGGCTGATATGCAGGCCAAGATGGCTCAGATTGAAGTTGAGTTGAAGCGGATTGAGGCTACCCAAGAAACTGATGGAGCTAAGCTAGCCTTGCAGATGCACACGGCTGAGAAGCAACGCGAACATCAGCATGAGGCTACTGGGTTCCAAGCTGGACTAGACCTGCATAAACACAGACAGCAACTAGCATCACAAGCGGAGAAACCCGCAAAGAAAGGTGAATGATGTACGAGGCACAGAAACTACTTGGGATCATTAACGAACGTATTGACGAAGGAGTCAAACATATCGAAGAAGCTCTAGCTGCTAAAGCTGCTAAGAGCTTTGAAGAGTATTGCGAGATGTGTGGGGTTATCAAAGGTCTGCTCACCGCTCGCTCTTATCTATCAGACCTTACACACCAACTGGAGAAGTTAGACGATGAATGATTTTAATATCAAAGCAGTAGACCTGTCTGCTGTGATGAACAAAACAGCGGAAGAGAAAGCAAAACAGTTACCCCAGCCGTCAGGCTATCGGATTCTGTGTGCAATCCCTGAAGCTGAGAAAGAGTTTGATAGTGGACTCATGAAGGCAGATGAGACCATGCGCAACGAAGAACTGCTCACTACAGTTTTATTCGTGGTTAATATGGGTCCAGACTGCTACAAAGACGACAAACGGTTCCCATCAGGACCGTGGTGTAAACAAGGTGATTTTGTCTTGGTTCGGCCTCACGCCGGTACTCGACTGCTCATCCATGATCGTGAATTCCGCATCATCAACGACGACTCTGTCGAAGGTGTTGTAGAAGACCCACGTGGTATTAAACGCAAATAGGAGCGCACATGGCTACATACAAAGGCGAAGAATTTAAGTTTCCTGATGAGATCGAAACTGAAGATAAGATAGAGATCACCATAGAGGGTGATGATGATATTGAAGTAGAAGTTGTAGACGACACTCCAAAAGAAGACCGTCATATTGACCCTCTACCAGATGCTATTAAAGATGACCTTGAGAAGGCTGACGAGTCTGTTGAGTATTCTAAGAATGTAAAACAGAAGTTTACTCAATATAAAAAGGCTTGGCACGATGAACGCCGGGCTAAAGAGTCGGCTCTCAGGGAACAGCAGGAAGCCCTAGCTGCTGCTCAACGTATCCTCGACGAGAACCGCAGGCTTAAAACCATGCTTCAGTCGGGGGAGAAAGAGCTTATTTCTACCTATCAGTCCTCGGCTCAAATGGAGCTTGATAAGGCTGAGCAAAGTTATAAAGAGGCCTATGATTCTGGAGATTCAGACAGGGTATTAGCTGCGCAGCGGGAGATGATGCGAGCAGAAATGAAGCTAGATAAAGCTAAAAATTTCAGACCTACTGTACAATCTCATGAAAATGAGGTACAAACTACCCCACAACCGCAGTCTAATCAACAGATGGACCCTAAGTTGTCAAACTGGGTGTCCAAAAACCCTTGGTTTGTCAGCCGTGATAAATTGGCGATGCGTAAGTACGCCGAAGGGGTTCACGAAGAGCTAGAAGCGCGGTATGGTAGAGCGTATACAGGTACTGATGAGTATTACACCAGTATCGACAAAGAGGTTCAACGCAGGTTCCCAGAAGAATTTGCAACTTCTAAAAACGAAGAGACTAAGTCTCAACGTACAAAGCCAAGTACAGTGGTAGCGCCCGCAAAGCGTAGCACTGCGCCAAAACAGGTCCAGCTGTCCAAAACACAGGTAAGTTTGGCTAAAAAACTTGGACTAACCTTAGAGCAGTATGCTCTTGAATTTACTAAATTGGAGGCCTAAGATGGCTGAGAACAGATTGCAACGCGAGATGACTGCACGGGTGATGGATGAGCGTCCTAAACAATGGACGCAAGCTGAACTGCTTCCTGAACCTGATAAACAGCCGGGCTACGCGTACAGATGGATTCGGGTTTCTACTTTAAACGCTGCTGATCCTCGTAACATCTCGGGCAAATTCCGGGAAGGATGGGAACCAGTACGCATTGAAGAGCAGCCTAAGTTTCAGTTTGTTGTCGATCCAACTAGTCGCTTCAAAGACAATA